GTAATAATTAAGCCTGATATTCCAGCACAAGTAGCAAGCATTGAAATTGTAAGGCTACAAGCAATTGCAGCAAAGATGGCTTTTAAGGCTACATGGATGGCCAATGTAGATAAAAATGATCGTGCAAAGAAAAATATTTATTATACAGCAGCAGAATCTATCAATAACTTGGTGTCAGCACTCAAGTATATAATGCGCTAACCTGCTATACTTATATAAACAAAGGGATAAAATGACTAAAAATTTACTACAGCAGGTTATGTTAAAAGAATCAGAACAAAGACAAACAATGTCTAAACAGAATGAAATTTTTAATGCAGAAGAAATGGTTAAGCAGATCCAGACTGGATATATTGCAGAACGAGGACCAAAGCATACAAAGAAAAAATCTTTTGCTCCATCAACAATTGCCTATCAGCATGGACAATGCCCAAGATATTGGTTTTTAGCATTTAACGGTGCCATCTTTGATGACTATACAGATGCTTACGGCGCTGCTAACATGAGCTCTGGAACTATGGGGCATGAAAGAATTCAAAAAGCAATGCTTGATTCTGGAGTTGGTATTCCATATATTAATGATAAAGGTGAAACAACAACAGAATTTAAAGTAATTTATGATGATCCTCCAATTTTTGGTTACGGCGATGTAATGCTTAACTGGGAAGGCGAAGAAATTCTTGGTGAAATTAAAACAATGATGAATGAGGGATTTGAATACAGAAAAAGAACAAACAAACCTAAGTCTAGTCATTTAATTCAACTACTTATTTATATGAAAATATTTGGAAAATCTAAAGGCGCTCTAGTTTATGAAAATAAAAACACTCATGACCTTATGATTATTCCCATACAGGTTAATGACAATTATCGTCAATGGGTTGATGGTGCATTTAATTGGATGCGTGAAGTCCGTAAAGCTTGGACTAGTCAAACTTTGCCTACCAAAAACTATCGTGGTAATTCAAAAATATGTAAAACATGCCCAGTAAAGGCAGCGTGTGCAGAGGCAGGCACGGGAACAGTAAAGATTGCTTCTCTGGAGGAACTGAGTGAAGCCTTGTAATTACTGCAATGCATACTTTAAACCGAAAGTAAGCTATCAAATATATTGTGGAGAAAATTGTAGGGCTGCTGCCACAAAAGAAAAACTTGCAGAAAAGTATAATGCAAAACGTAGAAAAAGTAGGATTGGGAAGGTAAGAAGGTGTCTTGGTGGATGCAACCAAGACTTATCTATTTATAATGATTCTGGATTTTGTTCTAATTGTAATGTTAGTGAAAAAGAAGTAGCCAAAATGTTAAAAAAACTTAAAGGATTTATTGATTATGAACAAAATAATTAATGCGGGGAGAGCTCATGTTCCTGAGAGAATATGTGCAATAGATGCTAGCACAAATAGCCTTGCCTATGCAACATTTTATGATGGGCAGTTAAAAGAGGTTGGTAAGATTATCTTTGAAGGTAAAGATATATACTCTAAGGTAGGGGACGCAGCAAAAAAAACATCAGCATATTTTCAAAAATATATAAATGTAGATGCTATTGTGATTGAGCATACGGTGTTTATGAATAGCCCTAAAACTGCTGCAGACCTTGCATTAGTCCAAGGCGCACTTTTGGGTGCTGCTGCAATGTCTGGAATAAATATTGTGGGCAAAGTATCTCCGATTACTTGGCAAAATTTTATTGGTAATAAAAAAATATCTAAAGATGAAAAACTTTTTATTAGATCTAAGAATCCAAACAAATCTGAGTCTTGGCATAAAACAAACGAAAGAGAAATCAGAAAACAAAGAACGGTAAACTTTATAAACCTTCAGTATAATAAAACTATTACAGACAATGACGTTGCAGATGCTTGCGGAATCGGGCATTGGGCAATAAAAAATTGGGATAAGGCAGTAGGAAACAATGGATAGAGATAGCTTTATTTTTAAAGAAGAAAAAGAAAATACCATTTTAACTGTAAAAACTTTGTCACCAACAAAGTGGCTTTTAATAGATCGTGAAACTGGACAAATTTATCAAGGAAATCCTGGCGGATTTTGGGATAAACTTAAAACAATAGAAAAGGGTAATCAGTAATGCCAGAGCTAAATGCAAACATACCACCAATAAGTTGCTATGTAAGAGGAAACTACTTACGTAATCATCAAGATAGCCATGACAAATACTTTGAGTGTGTGGTCTTTGGCGTTTCAAGTTTAAAATCTAGAAGCCCATTATTTCATATTATGATGCCAGACGGTGGCCTCTGGTGGAGACTTCCAATTTCTGCTTTTTGCACAGAGCCAGGTGTTCCTGAAGTAGATCTACATAATTTAGTTTTATGGAATTCTTTTAGTCATCACATTGCTGTAACAAGGTTTGAAAATCTAACAAACCTTAGAATGTCTTACATAGATAGAACAAAAACAATGAATAAAGGAACCTATTTGTTTACTCTAGACTGGCATAATCCAGATACAAATGTTTTAGATGACGGATATTCTGAAAGCCCAGCAGACCATAAGTGTGGTCACGTCATACAAAGAGATGATGGAAACTTTGCTATTCAACCTAACAATAGGGTTCGTATATATGAGCCATCTTTTACCCTTGAAAAAGATTACCTAATTGATAGAATAATTAATGAAAAAAAATATGATGTTGAGAATCAAGATAAATGGATCTTAGAAAACTCTAATAGGTTTAATTATGATATTTCTGAAAAAGAAGTTGACAAATAACATTATGGCTGGTAAACTATATACATCAGAGGTTTGGCTACGTAAGAGATATCTTATGGATAAAAAATCTCCTGAAGAAATTGCAAAAGAGTGCGGGGCAAGTATAGAAACTATCTATGTTTATCTTGCAAAATTTGGATTAAGGAAGAGTAGACGATGAATAAAGCACAAAAGATTTTAATTGGTATTGGTATTGCTGGTGCAGTAGGAATAACTTTTGTTCTTACAGCACTAAAAGGTTTGCCAGAAGCTTTTGATTGGGATAATGATGAAGAAAACAAATAGTAGGCTTACAATTACAGTTGATCAAGTTAATCATCCAAGACACTATACAACGGATCCTTCAGGTGTAGAGTGCCTAGAAATTACTCGTCATAGAAATTTTAATATTGGAAATGCTTTTAAATATTTATGGAGAGCAGGCTTAAAGGATGAAGAAAGAACAATTCAAGATCTAGAAAAAGCAATATTTTATATTAAAGATGAGATTAATAGACTAGAGGGTAAGTATGTCAACTGAGTCTGATTTAATAAGCCACCTTGATCAAGTTAATCAAGTTGTTTCTGAATACTTAAAAGGAAATGACCCAACGGTTATTTCTAAAGAACTTGATATTCCAAGAGTTAGAGTAGTAGCACTTATTAATGAGTGGAAGGTTATGGCATCTGCTAATGATGCTATTCGTGCACGAGCTAAAGAAGCATTGGTGGGAGCAGACACACACTATACAAAGTTAATTACAAAGGCATATGAAGTTATGGATGAATCAAGTTTAACCAATAACCTAAGTGCCAAGACTGCATCCATTAAGCTTGTTATGGATATTGAAAAATCTAGAATTGAAATGTTACAAAAAGCTGGACTTCTTGAAAACAAAGAACTTGCAGAAGAAATGGTTGAGATTGAACGTAGACAAGAAGTTTTAATAGGAATACTTCGTGATGTTGCTTCAGAGCATCCAGAAATACGTGATTTAATTATGCAAAGACTTTCATCTATTGCAAAAGAAGGCGAAGTGATTACAATTGTCCACGATGTTCAATGAGTTTCTTGATGTCTTAAAAGAAAATCATTTTGTTGAAACACCAGTAGATGTAAAAACCTTTGTGCAATCTCCAGAGTATTTAGGCCAGCCTATCTTGTCTGACATTCAGTATGAAATTGTAGAAGCTATGAGCCAAATTTATCGTAAGGAAGATCTTATAGATTTAATGGGAGAACAAAAAGGTGTAAATCATTTTAATAAATATACCAAGAATGAACTTATTCTTCAACTTGGCAAGGGTAGTGGAAAAGACTTTATATCAACAGTAGCATGTGCATATGTAGTGTATAAACTTTTATGCCTTAAAGATCCAGCAGTTTATTTTGGTAAGCCACCAGGGGATGCTATTGATATTATTAACGTTGCAGTTAACGCACAACAAGCTAAAAATGTTTTTTTTAAAGGATTTAAAACAAAGGTTGAAAAGTCACCTTGGTTTGCAGGAAAGTATAATCCAAAAGCAGATTCAGTTGAATTTGATAAAGGCATAACCGTTTATTCTGGTCACTCAGAAAGAGAATCTCATGAGGGTTTAAACCTTTTAATGGCAGTTCTTGATGAAATTTCTGGTTTTGCTACAGAGGTTGGAACAGGTAATGAACAAGGTAAAACTGCAGATAATATTTATAAAGCATTTCGTGGAACAGTAGACTCTCGTTTTCCTGACTTAGGCAAAGTAGTTCTTCTTTCATTCCCACGCTATCAAGGTGACTTTATTTCCCAGCGGTATGAATCAGTTATTGCTGAAAAAGAAACTATTGAACGCACCCACACTTTCATAATGAATGAAGATTTACCTCATAGTGATCCAGGAAATCAGTTTGAAATTTCGTGGGACGAGGATACAATTCTCCAATATAAAATACCAAGAGTATTTGCATTCAAAAGACCTACATGGGAAGTAAACCC